GCCTCTTCATCCTAACTGCAGATGTACGCTAATTGCTCAAATATCGGAGCCGGTCGGGGTATGATTTCAGCCATTGTAGTCGTAAACAAGCGCTCAAATTATCTGCTCGATTGCGTCAAATCATTACGAGAGGCTGGAACGGACGTTGAGATAACGCTCTATAATGTCGGCGACGACTCGGCTGTTGGCAGTATCTGTCTGGGGTTGAAGAAATCAGGATCAATTGACCACCTAATGATGGGTGACAGGTGGCCAACTCTGTATAATTCCTACTGTCATGGGTTGGACTTCGTTAGGAGCCAGAACCCTGACGTAATTCTGCTTACAGCCGACGACTATGTTTATCGGCAAGGCTGGGGTGCCGAGCTGGAAGCTTTTCTTTCAGGCAGCAAAGGGGTCTCTCATTGCTCTTGCGAGCTTGAGCCGCTCTTCCCTTGGAATATTCCGACGGAAATAGTGGAGCACAATGGAGTCAAGGCGCTTAGCAGAGCTACCTTGCCTGGCGCTAATTGGGCTTTTACAGCAGAGGCCGGCGACCGAATAATAAAGCCGCTCCTTCAGGCTTATCAGGACGACCAGCAAGCCGACCACATGCTCAACAATTACGTCAGGGAAAAGCACTCCCTGAAACTTTGCGCTTTGAATTTGGCAGAACATGTGGGAGCCTATGACTCAGAGGTCGGCAATATGGCGTTTCAGATAGACGCTAAACCGTTACCCGACCACTGGCAGATATAACCGAAAAGAAAGGAACAACCGAAATGAAAATACTGTGGCATAGCGTACCAGCGAGGTTTCCAACCGGATACGGCAATCAGACGAGACTATTCTCTAAGGCTCTGAAAGACTCAGGAAATGAGATCCTTATTTCTTCCGTCGTTACCAGCATGCCAACATACAGAGACATGAACGGCATTGAAACGCTCGGCAATGGCCCTCGGGCAAATTACGGTAACGACTGGATTCTGGAGCACTTGAGTCATTACGAGCCGGACATTGTAATAAGCATGACAGACACCTTCATGTATGATTGCAAAAAATGGGCTCACGTTCCTTGGGCCGCTTGGCAGGTTGTTGACTCTGCTCCGCTTGTGAAAGAGCTACGGGAGCCTTGCGAGACTGCGAAAATCAATCTTGCTATGAGTCGGTTCGGACAGCGCACAATGGCAGAGGCTGGGTTTGAGTCGACATATATACCCCTGTGCTTCGATCCGGTGGAGTATAATCCATTCCTGAGCCAGCGAGAGGCCAGAGAAGCGCTTCTGGAGTCTTGCGGCGTTGATTGGCGGGACAAGTTCGTAGTGATTATGAACTCAGCCAATATGTCAAAGCCGGCTCGTAAAAACTTCGGCGCAGCGTTCAAGGCTTTCTCTATCCTTCGCAAAAAGCGCTCTGACGCTGTTCTTTTTTGCCATAGCGAGACAACGGGGCAAATGAGCAATGGTGAGGACTTGCGAGAAATAGCGAAGCTCTACGGCCTCGACGAAGATTGCCTGGCGTTCCCGCCGCAATACGAGTATTGCATGGGGACGCTTTCGCCGGCTTACCTCCGGATGATGTATTCTTGTGGAAACATCTTCCTGCATACAGCTATGGGAGAGGGGTTCGGGCTTCCGCTGGTTGAGGCGCAAGCTTGCGGCCTCTATGTTGTATGCCCAGACGCCACCGCAATGCCTGAGCTAGTCCATTACGGCAAGATCCTGCCACGAGATATGGGGGTAAGCTTCATGTATCACCCTTCGACGGAGCAGTATCTTCTCGACGGAGATAAGCTCGGGGAAGTGCTCCTGGATATCTACAAAGCTAATCCTCAGCGGAAAGCCGTTCCCGAGGTAGAGGTTTATACTGTGGACAATGTTCTGAGTGAGCATTTTTTGCCTTTCCTGGATGGTGTGGATTGTGGTACTCTTTCCGAAAACATGGAGAAATGACATGGCCAAGCAAAAACTGAAGCTCAAAGAGATAATCAGCAGGTTCCCAAAAGAAGCCCGAGAAGCTATCAAGAAGGGAACGCCGGATCTGGACAAAGCCGAGATGGAGCGCCACGCATGCCAGACAGAAATCAAGGCGCTTGACTCCGACAGAACAGCTACAATCTATCTGAGCACTCGTGTTGTCGATAGAGACGACGACATAGTCACGCCGGATGGGTGGCGGCTCAAGGATTATCTGCTCAACCCTGTTGGGCTCTGGGCTCATGACAGCAAGATTCCCGTTGTATATACAGCCGAAGAGACCAAGGCTGACGAGTTCGGTCTGATGCAGCGTATCAAGTTTGCAGAGACTCCTTTCGCCAATGATTTGTGGCTCTTGGTTAAGGGCGGGTTCCTGAAAACCTTCTCGGCTGGCTTCCGCAGCCACAGCGTTCTATGGGAAGACATGGAAGAGTTTGCCCCTCTAATGTCGAAGTTTCGCTCAGAATGGCCGGAGCTAAACGAAGCGGACGCAACCCGTTGTGATCGGATTATTCTCGAAAAGACGCTCTTTGAATCAACAATATGTAATATACCGTCAAATCCTATGGCGCTTGTGCTTTCGCTCGACGAGGGCAAGGTTGCAATAGAAGACGAGACAAAGGAAGCGCTCAAGATTGAAGAGTTTATCAAAAAGGGCGTAGACGATGGCGTTCTGGGGAAAAAGTTTGCCCGGACGCAGCACAAGGCCAAGAAAAAAGCAGAGCCGCCCAAAAGTAAAGAGCCAGAGGCCCCTTCAGAGCCTGCAGTCAAAGAAATGACGCTCGAGATCAAGGACGCTACCGGACTGCAGATTGAGGAAGGCTTACGGATCAAAGAGCACGTTTCTCAGGAGTCTATTGACAAGAGCCTGGCGCTGAGCGTCAAAAAAGCAATTGACAAGGGACGTGGGGCTGTGTGATAATCTTCTCTGTTGAAGATTGAGACCGTCTACCTACCATTCTGGCTGGCTGACAAAGAAATCCCGAAAAAGAAAATACAGGAGAAATGTAATGAAGTATTTTATTCGTATCGTCAAGAAGTGGACTGACCCTGAAGGCAAAGAGTGGGACGCAGGCAAAGAGCTTGAAATCAACAAGGAAGATGTTGCAAAGCAGGCGATTTTTGACGGTTTCGCTGAGCGCATAGAAAAGCTGACGGAAGCCCCGAAGTCCGACGACAGCAAGACTGTTGTTATTGACGACGAAGCTGTATCCAAGGCAGTCAAGACAGCTCTGGACGACGAAGAGCTCCAGAAGAACCTCGCAAAAAACATTCACTCGATCTCTGTACATGACAAGCAGGACGACGACCCGTTCCACGGCTTTGCTGGCGAGACGGTCAAAGAGAAATACTCAGATGACGAGAAGACGTGGGCTCTCGGGAACTTCGCTCAGGCAGTTATGTCAGCAGGCGAGGGCATGGTAAACGCTTCTAAGACTCTCAAGAAGTCGATCGAGCGTTCTCTCAAGATGCAGGAAAAGGCAGCAGGCGACGGCCTCCAAGCTGGTGTTCAGTCGGAAGCCGGCGCTCTTATCCCTCCCGCAATCAACACAATGCTCCTGGATCAGGCAGCTATTAGCGCCACGATCAGACCTCTGGCAACAAAGGTCAGCTTGGATGGCAACCAGCTAACGCTTCCGCAGGTCAAGGACTATGACCGCAGCTCTTCGCTGGTGCATGGTGGCGTTCTTGGGTACTGGAAGAGCGAAGACGACCAGCTCTCTGAGAGCAAGCCGAAGCTGGAAGAGCTTGAAATGCACCTTCACGCTTTGACTGTGCTGGCTTACGCTTCTCATCAGGCAATGCGATTCCCTACGGTTTCAATGGGTGCCTACCTGCTTCCTAAGATGGCTGACGCTATCACGTTTAAGGAAGAGGACGCTTTTATCAACGGAAATGGCGCTGGCATGCCTATGGGTATACTGGCAGCTCCTGGCGCTGTTGAGATTACAGCAGAAAGCGGCCAGACTGCTACAGCTAACACCATCGTCGTTGACAACATCGACAAGATGGAGCAGCGGCTCAAGGTGACACGCTCTACTTCGGTTCGCTGGATGTATAACCGGCCTGAGCTGTTTATCTATCTCCGCCAGCTGGCTAGAGAAGTTGGAACGGGTGGCGAGCTTGCTAAGCTCTTTATGTTTGGCGGTTTCGGGGCTGAGTCTCGCTCGAACCTCGACGGGATTCCTATTCTGGACCTCGAGCACATGCCTGCAGCTGGTACAGCCGGCGACCTGTCGCTTGTTGACTGGTCTCGCTACCTGATCGCAGACGATAGGCGTGGCCCAGAGTCCGCTCAGTCTATGCACCTGAAGTTTGATTACGGTCAGACGGCGTTCAGGATTATCAAGTATGTAGACGCACAGCCGATGGACTCCAGCGCCTTTACAAGGCACAAGGGTTCCAATACTGTGTCTCCGATCCTCAGGATTGCCACACGGTCATAGTTATTAACGGGGTGGCTCTGATGTTAAGAGTCACCCCATTTTCAAGAAGTCATAAGGAGACTGAGATATGAGTAAGCAAGAAATGCTGGCAGGAATGGACGTTGTACTGAAAGATGCCCCTGACGTATCGGCACCAATGGTGTTTGCTACGGCAGCAAATAGCGTCAACATGAAGAACTGGCGCACATGCCTGGCTTGCCTGATCGTTACTGATGCAGGCACCGGTTCTGTTATCACGATGAAGCAGGGCGCTACATCGACAGCGAGCACAGAGCTGGCGTTCACGAAGTACTGGTACAAGGCTGACATTGCTACGAGCAATGCGTGGGTCGAGGGCGAAGCTTCCAGCAATACCTTCACGACTGGCGTTGCAAGCAAGACCGGCGTATACCTGATTCCGATCACGGCGGACATGCTGGACAAGACAGCTGATGCAGAGGACATGTATGTGAGGCTGAACGCAGCTTCCGCAGCCAACGCAACAGGAACTCTTATGTATATCATGGGCAATGGAAGATTCTCGGGAGATCCCGCTTCTCTGCCTAGTATCGCATAACCACCTTTGAAAAGTAAGATGTGAATAGGGGTGGTCTGGAAAAGGCCACCCTTTTTGCAAAGGAGATCGAGAAATGAAAAGCACATGGATATGCGTAGCAATGCTGGCGGTAGCGCTTCTGGGTTATGTCGTAGCGGACACAACCTTTGACTGGGACGGCCCTCAGAATACAGGCACCCTGACTTACACCAACCTCGGTTTGGTTAATCCTGCAATCTCAGGAATAACCGGCTCAGCTGATGGCGCAGGCGTGACAAGGCTGATCGCCAGAGCTTCAATCGGGAGTGATGACTGGGGCGTGGGAACAAATGGTCTCGGAGTGACTATTCCTGACAACGCTCTAGTTGTTGGCGGGTACCTGGATATAACGACAGATATTCTTACAGCAACGAATGACTGCACTTTCGGCCTTGAGCTGAACGGGTCAGCTGATATGTTTGCTCAGCTCTTGGTAACAAACGCAACGGTTGCAGTTGGCCAGCTGGATCTTGTCCCGCAGCAGTCTGCCGCTACCTCCGTAAAGATGACGGATGACAGAGAACTGAGTATTGTCGTTGTCAACTCTCCTATAACGGCCGGCGTTGCGACTGTTGTTGTTGAGTACGATGTATTGGCTAGATAATTGAACAATCTGTGCAGAGGGGTGGGGGATAGCGTGGTTCCTTTCCGGTTTCGGTTCCGGTGTTTTTCTGCGTGATGACCCCTTGCTCTTCAGCAAGGAGAATGAGAAATGAAGATACAAAAAATTCTGGCCGGCCTTCTGACGGGGATCATCCTTGTGGTGTCCTCTCTTTCTTTTGCTGACGGCTCTATCACTCAGACCAATGTCACAAGCGTTGGAAGCATACAGCGCATTGACTTGCATTGGAGCAGCTTGACCAACAAGAGCACCGGATCAATTAGCTGGCTGAATGGCGAGCTTTACAGAGTGACGTTTGTTCCTGGCGCCTCTACGATTGCGAACTATGACGTGACAATCACGGACTCTACCGGCTTCGATATCCTTGCAGGGCTTGGCGCTAATCTGGCGAGCAATACTGTTGTGACTGTGGCTCCTGGCATTGCGCTTACGGATGGTTCAGCAGCAACTAACATGAACCGAGTCGTTCTCAATGACGCTCTGACTGTTACAGTTGATAATACTGGCGTAGGATCCGGATATTTGAGCCTATTTCTTCGCAAATGAGCACACCTATTTACAGCGACAAGATGGTTCGTCCTGAGTCTCTTTCTGTAAAGAAACAAAAACCCTCACGCAAAAAGGTGGATCATGGGATACTTGACGACAATATATCTCGTAAAAACGTTCTCAGAAATAGACGATAACAGCAGGGTTGAGCGTATTATCCCCTACGCTCATAAAGCGATTGAAGAGTATCTGGATTATTCCCTGGAGCTGGCAACATACCGGAAGTGGCTCAACGGGAACGGCTCGGATAAAATGCTCCTGAAAGAGTGGCCGGTGCGAAGGTTCTACGGGTGCTCTATCTCGGCTCAGGACGCAATGACTATAACTTTCGCTGGCGGCGAGTGGGCAACAGTTGAGACCACCAAGACAGGAATCAACCTGTTCTCGGTTTCCACTGATGGAGCAGAGACCGACACGGAGATTCTATACTCTGCCTATAAGACTGTCGGAGAAGTGGCGGCTCAAATCAATACAAAGACCGGATGGACCGCTACTGTTCTTGCTGATTTAGACGACCATCCAAGTGCCATAATTAGATCCAACTGTACCGCAAACGCTGTTTCTCCTGATGACATGGACATAGAGGTTCCTGACGAGCCTGTAGATGTTAATTTGGTGCAGGATATGGACAGAACCGTCCAGAGAAAAGGTGGCTTTGTCTTTCCTGAAGGCCGCAGCAACGTCTTTGTTTGGTATAAAAGCGGCTACACAATGCCTGTTGATAGGAACGACCATCAGGGGCTGGATACAGAAGGCAATGTGCCCGGAGACTTGACTCTCGTTGCTAATCTGATGGTCAAAGCTATTTATGACGCAGCGGAAGAGGATTTGGGGCCGGCTTCAGAAATTAAATCAGGCGACTGGACTCGGAAATTTAACGAAGGAGCTCGAGGCATAGCTGACTTGGTTCTAGCCGAGAACGCTCAAGTGCTTGCCCCGTACAAGAATTTCGTATGAGCTTATTTTCTCAAATGACAACGAAGGCCACCCTCAAGCGGCTCAGCATTTCTCAGACCGCCTCAGGAGCGCCGACAAAGACCGAAGAGGCTTCTATTATCAAGGGCCGCCTTTACGAGCTGTCAGCGGCGGAAAGGGCGATTCAAGACAGAGACGGGAATTTCAGCCTTTTTGGTTTTGATGTGCGTCCAAGCGTCCAAGTTAGCGAGAAAGACGAGCTCATAATTGACGAGAAGCGTTACAGGGTGCAAACGATCAAGGAAGTGAAGAAGGGGGGCCAGAGGCTTAACCACAAGCTTTTACGGCTCGATCTGGTGCAATAATGGCAAAGCAGCGAGTCAAATGGTACGGCCCTAAAGTCAGAAGGAAGCTTCTCGGGCAGCTTGAGCGCAATCTGGACAAGACTGCGGTTATGCTGGAGTCAGATATCAAGCGTTCTTTTGGCAATAGCGGCGTAGTAGGCAAGAGCGGGGGCGCTACGAAGGCTGACAGGCGAAAGAACCGCTCTGCGCCCTTTGATCCTCCCAACGTAGATACAGGGCTCCTGAGGCGCTCTGTGGGCTTTGTCAAGCCTTACAGACTCAAGCGTTGGATTGGCACCGGCTTAGGATCTAAGGAAAAAACCGGCTACGCTAAGTTTTTGGAGTTCGGGACTCGCTATATGGCCCCACGTCCGTTTCTGAGGCCAGCTCTATACCGGAACAGATTCAGAATTGCAAAAATGCTAGGAACAAAAATCAGATGAAAAAACTCTTCACAGCATTATTGGCCCGTTTCAATAGCAGTGCCGGCTCAACGCTCAAAGGCTTGGCAACCGGCGGCCTGCACAATGGAGAGGCGCCGAAGGGAACAAAAGCTCCTTACATAACCATGAACTTGGTCTCTGACCCAACAATGGCGACAATGAGCGCCTACAATGAGAACCCTGTGCTTCAGTTCAGCATTTTTGTTGACGATTACCAGCTTGACCAGGCGCTTGACATTAGGGCGGCGCTGGTTGCTCTCTATGATTACCATTTTCCTGTATTTCCTGACGGAGGACATGTCTTTGGGGTTCACAGAATTTCGGGCGGTTTGCCTCAAAAAGACCCTGACATAGGTTATTCGGTTGTGGTACAGTATAGATACTGGTTCGATGAAGCGTAAAAAAGGAGACACGAAATGAGCGACGCTGTAACGGGTATAATTGGTAAAGTTGGTATAGTTGGGTCCGGGGAAATCCTCGAGATACGCAACTGGACAATGGACAGGAACCTTGACGTTCCGGAAACGTCCAGCATGTCTAGTGGCGGAAACAGAGAGTATAAGGCAGGCATGAAGGGTTGGGCCGGATCGTTCGAAACGATCAAGTTCGTTGACCTGCATGGCACTGAGGCTGTTGGGACATTTCAGGTTGGCGCCGCAGCTTCCGCTTCGACTCCTGTCTTCACAGGGACGATCCTTATAACTAACGCACCGGTCAACGTGCCTTTCGATGATACTGTAGCTTATGCGCATACCTTCCAGGGTAGCGGTCCTGTTGCTGTTGCCACAACTTAACCGGAAAGCCGAAGGCAGAAAGTAGGGCGTAATGAACGAGCAGGAGCTGTTGAATGAACCCGTAATGTGCAGCCTTGGCGGAGAGGACGTTCCTTTCCGGACATTGAGCGTTGCGAAACGTGGCGCTATTGCGGAGGCTTATTTTCTAGAGCGCTATATTCGAGAAATCAAGCTCAAGGCTAAGGCGTTTGACGGCAAGGAAGAGCAGAAGGCGTACATCAGCAAGAAGCTTGAAGAAGCGCCCTCTGGTGATGATCTCGGCAAAGCTATCGAGTCGCTCGGCTTCTCTGACGCTCTGGTAATTCGCTTCATGGCGGAAACATGCGCCGACGACAAGATGACAGCTAATAAGCTCGAAAGGCTTTGTGCTGAGGCTGATGACGTAGAACTGCGAACCGTTTTCAAGGTTATGATCGGAAAAAAAAACTTAACCCAACCTCGGGCCAATGGAGGACGATCTGCCAGAGGCTCTCGAAAGAGTACAGCTGGTCGCTCGACTACATCGGGACGCTCACGGAAGCGCAAGTCATAAACATGGTTCCAGGCATGTTTGAGGCCATAAAGCAAGCTGAAGGGGTTCAGGGCCGGAGTGCGGTAATAGGTAAGGCGGCAGCGCTTTACGAAAAAGAGACTGGCTCTAAGCCTGATTTATTCGGGCAAGATTTCCAGTCTTATGTATTGAGGGTGCAAGACGATGGCTGAGAAAATCGCTGACATTTTTGCAGAAGTAGACGCAAGGACTGGTAAATATGACCAGAAAATGGCAGGCGTCCACAAGAAAGCCAACGGAATGGGGGCTGTTTTCGGGAAGCTTGGCGGAGCTATTGCCGGCGCCTTTGCAGTCAGGGAGGTTTTGCGCTTTTCGACTGCTCTGATAGCAGCCTCAGCAGATGCAGAAGAGGCGGCCAACAAGTTTGACGTTGTCTTTGGTGAGTCAGCGCAAGGCGTCAGGGCGTGGTCGAGAGAGATTGAGAACAGCTTTGGAGGCAGCCAGACAGAGGTCGAGAACTGGCTCTCAGGCTTCCAGGATATCCTTGTGCCGCTCGGTATGGCCCGAGACGAAGCGGCAACGCTCTCTAAGCGGCTGGTGACTCTCTCGGGCGACCTCGGCTCTTTCCAGAACAAAAAGACCGCTGATGTTATTACGAACATTACCTCCGCAATGATGGGAATGCACCGAGCCGGCTACTCTTTGGGTATAATTATGAAGCAGGACGCTGTTGAGGCTGAGGCTATGGCCATGACAGGCAAGAAAGCCGCCTCAGAGCTTACAGAAATCGAGAAGATGATGGCTCGAGTCGAGATAATGACCAGACAGTCGGCTGACGCAAATGGCGATTGGGTTCGGACGATGGATTCTCTTGCCAACAGAACCAAGATCATGCAAAAGGCGTGGGGAGACTTAAAGATTGTTCTGGGTGACTCACTCAAGCAGCTGTTCGACGCCAAAGGGTTTGTAACCGCCTTAGGCAATGCAATGCTGTCGCTGAACACAAAGATCAAGGCGCTGAACGATGAAGGGTTCTTCATAAAACTGTCCGAAAACCTGAAGGCGTTCGGGAAAATTGCGCTGGCGATATTCAAACCGATCATAAGTCTGGTGGACTTTCTCTCCAAAGCGCTCATGGACTTACTGAAACTGCTCGGTAAAGGGCTAGAAGTCTCGGGGATAGGTCAAACAATGCTTCTCGGGTTGGACACGCTTCTAGGCGGCGAAATAACCGACATTATGAACGAGCGTGAAGAGAACATAAAGCGCAGGATGGCGGAGCTCAAGCAGGACCAGCAAGCACCGAGCGCAGCACTCGGCGGAGATGGAGGCGCAGGCGAAGAGAAAATGGCGCCAGAGACAAAGCGGCTGGAGTTTGGCGGCCTTGGTGACATTCTGAAAAGAGCGCAGGCGACAGTTCTGGAGAAAGGGCTGGAGCTCGACAAGGAAAGAAACAAGATACTCGAAAAGATTGCAAAAAAAGATCCTGTTGAAGAACAACAGCCGATTCTAGCGTAGGTGACAAAGTGGCTATAACATACAAAAGATTGACGAGCGGCTACAATTACGAGAAGACCTCAAACGCTGTAACAGGAAAAGAGGTCTATATCCGGCACGATGACGCAGCCGGCGCCGTTCCGTTCGCTTCATTGCCCGTAATTAACAGCACCCCCTTTACAGATCCTGACGGGAATACAGCAAGCAACTGCCTTTGTCAGAAGATTATAGGTCGGTTCATAGACAGCGACCCGAACACCATCCAGTATGAGTTCCAGTTCACGACTGACGGGACGGCTGGTGGAGGCGGAGGTCAGCCTGGCTCGGATGTAAATACAGATCCAGCAACAAGGCGCTACGTTATGGGCGGCGAGAGCGTTACTGTTGACAGTCCAGACGAGGCCGGCTGGTGGTGGTCTCTGGCGCCTCAGAACCCAATCAGGCAACCAATATCGAAGGTTATAGTTACCGGATCCTTCACTATTCCTAAAGGGCCTTTGACGCCAGCAGAGGACGCAACTTTCTGGACAACAGTAATAGGGCTGATTGGGAAAATAAACAACGCCGCCTTTGACGGACGATTCAGGCAGGGTTCGGTCCTCTTCGAGGGCATAGACGGCGGAACTGTGTATAATGACGGCGTTCTCAGCTATCAGTACAATATGAATTTCAGTTTCCGAATCATTAACGATTTGGACGCCGCAGGCAATCCTATCGCAGCCGATGACTGGAATTACTTGTGGCGAGAGGACGACGCCGGATGGGATCGACCGTCCGACAGTCCTGGCGGCTTCAATTATCTTTACCAGTCAGGAGACTTCTCGACCCTTTAAGCAGCCATGAAAGCAATAGGCAACATACGCTCGGAGCCGAAAGGGGCGACTTCTCTTTCAGCTGACAATTTGAACAAGTCCTTTGCCGCCGGAAATCATTGGCTTGCTACAGACTTCGACCGCACATATTTCAGGGTTCGCAATCTGGCAGGCAAGCGGCTTATCTCTTTCGGCAAGACGATTCCGGACAATATACCCATCAGCTGGAAGTTTGTTGTTTACGATGGCGATAGCATGAATGTAGACGACGGGCGCTTCTCTCGCAACCAGAGCTCTGTCGAGTGGGTCACAGGAGATGCAGGCGACGTAGGAAGCTTTACCGACGGGACCAATTATATTTTTGCAGAGCTCACAAGCACAAGCTACGACCCGAGATTGGTTCCTGACGCCGTCACAGTCGGAACAACAACGACTTGGCCTCCGGTCGAGGGTGACTGGGCCTACAAGCGGCTCCTGGGCGTTCTGGATTACGACGCAGCAAACGGAATCGTGCAAAGCTATGAGCAAAAAGTTTACGAGGACGTTCAAGACCAATGGATTGTCCCAGATGGAAACAGCAGCTACGCAACTGATGGCGCCAATTACAAATACTACTCTCTCGAGTTCGGTCCAGCCTCGGCCAGAGGGCGCTTCTATAAAAATCTGCAGATTTACGACTGGGACAGCCCGACAGAGGTTGAAATTGACTCGACAGACTTAATTATGTTTCAAGATTCCAGCTCTGCTAACAGATATCTTCGTTACTCTACTGTTGACGATTTGCAGACCTATATAGAGTACACGTTCGATTTGGATACGCTCCACATATTGGGCGACTCGCTGGGCGACTACATTGGCGACTGGCTTTATGACAATTACGACGGATTCTGGGAAACTGGCGGAGACTCCACTTCTTGCTACGGAACAGATATCAGCAACCAGAGCGGCGGTAATGTTATTATTGACCTCGCCAACTGCGAGATGCGCGACGATGATTTCACAGGTGACGGCAACCTTGTAAGCGCCGCATGGGATGAGCGTATTCTCTACAACGACAACGATCCGACGCCAGCCGGTGTGCTGAAATGGACTGAGCTCGCCTGGTATCTCAAGTTTGGCACAGATGATTACTTTGATGCAACGAACGGGCTAAAGGTGTCGCAGGGCGGCTACTTCCTCAAGGGTGCGGCTA